TAGTATAACTATAGCTCTGGAGACACAAGATATGGTAGAGACAATCACCCCGTGCTATACCCCAAGGGCACATTCTTTCGGTTATATAGTTACGGGTTCTTTGTTTGTCGGTATTGTTCCCTGAAATATCTTTTCCTTCCCTATATATCTTTTGTCTAATATCTTTCCCTTATTTAACTTTGCTTTAATTCTTCTCTCCCTTATTTAACTTTGCTTCCCATGTGTTACATTTCTTTACAAATGGCGTATTTTATGATATAATCTAACATTATAAGGGCTTATGAGGGATAACAAATTTGATATACCTAAACCATTTTTCTGGCACATATCCTATCTTTCCATTATTAATTCCTCCGTTTTGGAACAGGGGAAGGTTGGCACGATTATGACCATGTTTGAAATGGGGGATTTAATCAATAAGCTTGAAACGGTTCTTTATAATGCAAGGAAATTAAAGGAGAAGGCAGAAAAGGGTGAGATTAAGTTTAAAGAGGAAGAGGGGGAATAGGGATGGGTTTTCTAAATTTTTCATTCTTGTTTTTGGGATTTGTTTTTGGTTTATTAATATTTCTTATAATACTTACAATACATCACTATTCTTAGGGGGTTAACACAATGGAAGCTTTCTATTTCTGGGGAACGTTCTTTTTTAAATTGGCGGTATTGGGTATTATTGCCGGTTTAATTATTGCGGTGGCGACAACCGTTGCCGGTGTTTATGCGCAGGTTAAGTTGGGGGTTGAATCCGATAAAAAAACGTGGGGGAAAAGATAATGGCTTGTTATCATTGGTTTGGGGGATACCCTCCACTTTGGTATTGTAACCCCCCTTGGTATGTTTCCTATTCAGCTCCAACAGATGAGACTAAAGTGTTAAGGGAAGAAAATGAAAAATTATTAGAAGAAAACAATGAGTTGGAAAGAATGGTTGGGTATGAAGCTTATTTAAGGCAAGAGATTAAAACATTAAAAGAAGAGAATAATTTTGTTTGGGAAGAAAATAAACGACAACATAGAGAAAAAGAACAATTAAAAGAAGAAATAAAGGCGTTAGAAGAAAATAGGAAGTTATTTTTCGATAAGTTTAAAGAGTGTCTCAATGAATTTGGCAAAACCTTCTGATAACTGGCATTACTATTGCTATTACTTTCAGTGTCATTGTGGCAGGTGTTTTCGCCGCTACAATGACCTGATGGCACATATCCTTAAAGAGCATAGGGGGACGGATGAATCTTCCAAAGAAAGTTAATATTCTTGGCTTACCATATAAAGTGATGTACGCAAAAAATTGTTTAGATGTTGACATTCTTGGTCAGGAACAACTTTTGGGACAGTGTGATTCTGTAACCTGTACAATCCGCATTCTTGACGATGGTGGGAGAACTCCAGAATCAATGTTTGATGTTCTTCTCCATGAAGTCATCCATGCCATATTTGACCGCCTTGGAATGGTGGGGGAGAATAAAGACCATACCGAACTCATTGTGAATCAACTTGGTGTTGCCATTACCGATTTCCTTTTACGGAATAAGTTTGTGGAGCTAAAATAACATTATCAAATTAATAGAGTAAGTACCTACAATCATCTTCATAATCACAGGATGATGAATCATACCACCCAAGGCATAATCTTTCATCCTGTGACCTCTCAGGGGCATTTGAGACCACCCAGTTAGCCATTTTAAATTCTGCATTTGATATAGGAGAAATAATGTCAAAAGAAACCTTAACCAATGAGAAAGTTGGAGAGATAGAAATAGTTGTTCTTGATTTAGTTGATGAATCTTTTGACAAACCACAAGGAAACATTACCGATGAAACCATTAATGACTACATAAGTGAGATAGATATAAGAAAAATTGATGGGGGAAATTATTATTTTAGCAATGATAAGTGTATTGGAATTTTAGAAGGAAACACTTTTTATGCTACCAATTATTTTTCAACAAAGATAATAAAAAAATATTTTACAGAACAATATAGGATTGACAGAAGAAACATTGTTAAAAAGAAAATATATGAATGTGATGCACTTGGATTATATATATTAGGCGAAGTAGAAAAAGACAAACGAGAAGAAACGCTACAAGATGCAATTGTAATGGCTTTAGAAAGAGAAGAATGGAACGTTGGAAAAGAACACGTAACAGATGTTGGTATTATAGACGTATTTGCGGAAAAAGATAATAGATTGTGGGTTTTTGAAGTTAAAAAGGACAGTACGCTTTTTTCTTGCAGAACCGCATTGGGTCAACTTCTATTTTATAAAAACGCTTATCCTAAAGCCAAACTATGGTTTGCTTCTCCGAAAGCTCCTAAAGAAAGAATTATACAAATTTTATTAGATAATAATGTTTCATATTTTGACCTTATGGGTTTTATCCAAAATTAAACGCATCACCATTACAATGACTTTTTATTGGAGATTTTATGTCCATTTCAAATCCGCAAATTGACCCCGAATTAGAGGCGCACTATAACGACCTTATAAAACGTGAGATATTGCTGGTTCGTGAGAATCCAATTCGCTTTGTTTTAAAGCACTGTATCACCATAGACGAACATGACAGGGTTACTCCTTTTAAGAACTTTCCCGAAAAAGACTATATTATTGAGGTCATAAGGCGGTGGCATAAGTCAGACAGGATTTTAATTCCAAAATCACGCCAGATGATGATTACATGGTTGATGATGGCACTCCATTTATGGTATGCCCTCTCGCCAGGTCAGAAGGTATTAATCCTTTCCAAAGACGAAACGACCGCCAATGACCTAATTGAAAAGCGTGTAATTCCCATGCTTGATAAACTTCCCCCCTATTTACAGGTGAAATACGAATGGAAGCCAAGCAAAGGGGAATTATTGTTTCCGGCTTTAAACTCCGAGATAAAAGCCTTTTCCAGTTCCGACAGAAGCACACGAAGCTATACCGCTTCCGCCTTTTTCTTTGATGAAATGGCGCATTTGGACAACGTTGAAGAAATATGGAAGGCAATCAAGCCAACCGTTGACGGTGGGGGCAAGTTTACCGGTGTTTCAACGCCCAACGGGCAAGAGTATTTCTATAAACTGCTTTTTGACAAAGAGGGTTTGCCCGATAAAGAGGATATTTATCTCATTGAAGAGGCGCATTATAACCGAAAAGAGATAATTCGTGGGTTATGGGAACAGCACAATGCCAACGGTTTTGACGCTATATGGCTGTATTACTATGCCGACCCCGACAAAGACCCCGAACGAAATGGTTTAAAGTGGTATCGCAAGGCAAGAAGGGGATTTACCAAGAAAGATTGGGAGCAAGAATATGAAATATCTTTTCTTCATTCCGGTTTAGAACCGATTTATCCAGGTTTTCAACAGGACATTCACATAGCCAAGTCACGGCTAAGCTGTATTGAGGGGAAACCGCTCTTTATTGGGTGGGATTTTGGGTATCGGGTACAGGCGGTGGTCTTGTGCCAGATGGATGACCAGGACAGGTTGATGGTTTTAAGGGAATTGACCGGAAATAATGTGGATACCTATACCTGGTGCAGTGAAGTTGCACGGTATATCGCCACGAATTTTCCAAACATTACCCAACATTTTTCTTTTTGTGACGATGCCGGTAGGCAGAAATATGAAACGTCCGACCAATCCAGTTTTGACATTCTTATCGCCTATGGGTTTACGCCCATCAGCAGTAAAAAGCCGATTATGTTTGGGGTTAACCTGATTCGTAGACTGCTTGCAATCCGACCCGACAATACGCCAGGACTTTATATTGACCCGTCTTGCGAAACCCTTATTGATGGGTTTAAAACTGGGTATCACCGTCCTAAGACCGGTGAAGACAAGCCGGTTAAAGACGGTTTATATGACCACTACATGGACGCTTTACGCTATGTGGTACAGAATTATATTCCCAATCCTACCGATTCCATTTATATGGTGGGGAAAAGACATCTTCCCCTTCCTTCACCCGATGATGAGTATGCCGAGCTTTACCAATCCGCAACAGGATATTAAAGGAGACAGTGTATTATGGCTTTATCTTCTGCTTTTACCAAGCGAATGGAAGAATATTTAAGTGAAATTCGGGCAAGAAATCAACGTTTACAGAGTGGTGTGGAAAGCGCAACAGCGGTTAACCAAGAAATTTTTGCAACCCCAACCCTCAACCGCCCTCCCGACTTTATCCAGGAACGTGCTTTACAATTAGGCAATTCCAACCAACCAGTATCAACCGCAGTTCCGCAAGTTCCGCAAGAAATGTCGTTTAATACCCAACAACCATTACAAACACCGTCATATTTACAGGGTGTAAATGTTGGTGGTGGAACTGCGCCCAAGATTGATTTTCTTGAACGGGCAAGGCAAGACGCTTTAAAACGTGACCAGCTTTTACAACAACAGCAACAACCGTCAATGCAATCAACCCTTCCGGCAGATGAAAACCAGTTCCAAGGGGTAATGAACAATCAATCTATTCTGAATGACCCACGGTTTAACGCTCAATCTTCGTCAATGGCCCCAACCATGGCTTCCGCACAGGGTTCACTTACACAGCCAATACAACCAACACAGGCGCAACCCATTGACCCCAATTCTCCGCTTATGAAAGTGGCAAATGGTGGGGCAACAATTGTTGATAACTATGGTGAAAAGTGGGACAAGAATTATCCAACCGTTCATTCCTTTAATCCTGGAATTGATGTGGCAGCCAATGTTGGCGACCCCGTACAAGCGGTAGTAGGGGGTCAAATTGCCCTTGCCAGATTTGTCCGTGGCTATGGGAATACCGTCATTGTCGATTCTGGGGATGGAGATATTCAGATGTACGCTTACCTTAATGATTTAAACGTGCAACCTGGACAGGCTATCCAAACCGGAATGTTATTAGGTTCAGTTGGGACAACCGGACTAAGTGATACCCCCTCTCTCCATTTTGAGGTAAGACGTGGAAACAGCGCCCAAGAAATAAATCCCGTTCAGTGGTTACAACAAAAATTTGGTGGAGCTGGGACAGCCAGTCTTGGAGGTGCTTTCTAATGCCATTGAAAAAAGGAAAATCCAAAAAGGTTGTTTCGGAAAATATCGGTGAATTGGTGGAAGCCTATAAATCCAAAGGAAAAATTGGGAACACGACCCCCAAAAGCAAAGGACACGCCCAAGACATAGCTGTGGCGATTGCGATGGATAAAGCCGGAAAGAGCAAGAAAAGGAAGAAAAAATAATGGCAAAGATGAAAGACGATGAATTATATAACTGGATAATTAACGACTGTATTATCCCCACGGAAAGCGAAACCGCAGATTTAATTGAAGAATGGAAGAAATATGAAAAGATATATGACTGTTCTCCCAAGCATGAAGTCAAGCCTAAACCGTGGAACGGTGCTTCCAATCTCTTTATTCCTGCAACTCGAATCGCCATTGATACCGTTGTTGCCACCATGGTTAATTCTATTCTTGCCCCCGATAGAATTGTTGATGCCGAACCTTACCGTGGAAACAGTGAGGCCTATTTAAAAACCACAGGGAAAATATCCAACTTTTTACACTATGCCACCAATGAAGATATTGCCGACTTTAAAATGAATTTATCTCACTGGTTATGGTGCGCAGCGGTCTATGGAACAGGGATTGTCAAAACAACCTGGCTAACTAAGACACGCAAAGTTGGAAAATACGTAGAGCTAAGCGAATTTGATATGGTGTTTGGTACGGAAAAGAAAAAGCGTGAACCAGAATGGCAAGAAGAAGCTTATTATGATGCCCCTTATATGGCGGTAGTGAATCCTGAAAATTTCCTTATTCCTTTATCTTCAACCTCAATTCAGGATGCCCCATTTGTAGTTGAAAAAATGTTTATTCCTTGGCACGTAGTCAAGCAAAGACAGCGTGACGGGCTTTATCAGAATGTCAAACTTATTAAAGAGGAATATACGCCTGGCGAACTGGAGCAAAACCAGGACAATTATCAAGGCGCAAGCCAGATTAATTCATTTACCAACGGTATTTTTGTCTATGACTATTGGGGATTGGTTGATATAAATGGCGATGATAATCCAGTTGAAGCGCACATTGTTTTAACCAAAGACCAGGGGCAAATATTATCAATTGAACCACTTCCTTTCTTTCATGGCAGACGACCATATGATGTGTACCGGATGAAAAGCAAACCCAACCGCTTTTATGGGATAGGCTTGTGCCAGGTTGGGAAGGACTTACAGGAAGAAATCAACACCATTCACAATATGAGAATGGATAATAGTAACCTTGCCATTAACAAGGTGTACCTTGCCAGAATTGGTGCACTTATTGGACGAAAGCCGGAAGACATTCGTATTTTTCCTGGTGCGGTTTTACCAGTTACCAATCCTGATGATATAGCGGTATTGAATCAGGGTGATGTCAATCACAGTAGCGTCAATGAAGAGGCGATTGTCCAGAGCTATTTTGACAAGGCAATGGGCGTAACCGACTTTTCCCAAGGCTATATTCCCAATTCCGCACGTCGGGCAGCAGCTTCAACCGTTATGTCAGTTATGGCAGAGGGGAATAAAAAGATTGAAGAACGTCTTAAGTATTTCCATTTGCCACTAAGCGAAGTGTTTGACAAATTGCAAATTCTTTACTACCAGTACATGGATGAGAATAAACGTTATCTTGTACCAGGCGGAGATTACTACGAGGAAATTACCCCCGATGAACTGTTGTTAAAATGCCGGTTCAATATTCGGGGTATTCAACTAAGCAACAGTCCCGACATTAAGAAACAGAATATGATTCAGGCTTTTGCCCTTCTCAGCAAAAATGAGTTGTTATCCAAAAATGTAAAGTTTATTTCCCTCTTAACTCGTGAGCTTATCCGAGCCTTGGAAATTCCCCTTAATCCAGAAGAAGCCTTATCAGATGATGATATTGCACAACTTACCCAACAGGTACAAATGCAGCAGATGATGAGTATGATGGGCGGTGGGAAACAGGGAAATAGCGGTGGAAGCGATTTAGTGCGCCAGATAGAGGGAAGAGTAACCGGACAACAAGGGGCAGGAATGGGGGGAATGAGTAGTGGTGCTGGAATTAACACAGGCACATTTGGACAGGCTTAAATATTTACGAACCTATCCAGAATGGCAGTTGTTTCAAGAGGTATTGGAAGATGATATAAAGGAATTAATTGAATTTTTAATTAACGATGGATTGACTTCCAATGAAAAGAAAGTTGCTTCGCATACCGCAGCCCAAGCATCTATTAGTACCATCCGAAGAATATTAGCTTTACCGGAATTTTATGAATTATCATTCAATATCAACCCACCAACCCCCGATGAACGGGACAATTTGGAAGGGTAATTTAAGGAGATTCTTATGGAAGATTTAAACAATCAAACGACCCCAACCGGACAATCGTTTGACGACCCAATTGAAACCGTTTCAAATACGACCCACACACACAGTGATGGACAATCGGAAAGTGAAACCACCACAACCGAGAACGTTGCCCCAACAGAAGAAACCCAAGGCGACCCACGCTTTGATGGAAAATCTGTTGAGGAAATGGCTGAGATTAACAAAAACGCCCAGAGAAAGATAACCGAACAGGCGCAGTATATTACCAACTTACAGCGTCAAATTGATGAAGTTCGCAGTTTCCAGCAACAGCAGATTCAGCCAAACCAACCGTTTCAGCAACACGCTGAAACACGTCCTCCACTTGAAACGCCAGAGGAACGCAATAACAGGTTACGTCAAGAACGTCTCAAAATGCTGGAAGACCCCGAAGCCTACAGGAAACAAATTCAGCAGGAAGTCTTAAAAGAAGTCCAGAAGGAATTTAAACCTGTCAAATGGGGACAACAGCGTGGCACATTACGTCAACAGCTTTCCGAGGTGTCGGACAATGATTTCACTTTGATTGACCAGGCTATTATACAACGTGCTGAATCTGAACCGGCTTTACGTGACAATCCGAGCGGTTACGATATTGCTGCCAGCTTGTATTTGGGTGAGCAGATACGGAGACAGAAACCAAATCGTACCTATCAGACCACAGCAAAGCCAAACGTTGAAGTACCTGGCGCAACACCACCAACCAAGCGATATTCACCCGAAGCCGAGGAAATAGCAAAAAGACGTGGGACAAAAGCCGAAGAAGAGCAACGTATGCTTGACGCAATTAAAAGCAAAAAAAGCGTTTCAATGGATTAGGAGGAAAAGAGCATGAACGATAAAAACAAAGAAACTAAAATAGACATGAAAGAAAAACTTTCGCCAGAGGAAATTGTCAGACGTGCCAGACACTTGAACCCTTTTATTGTCGATGGGAAAGCCGATGATATGTCATACCGGTTTGTTTCCAAAGACCCCAATAAGTTAGCCGAAGCCGAAATGAAAGGGTGGGAAGTGGTTTCTACCGCAGACCCAAAGAATAAAGACCTTGACCACGTGTCATTTAAGGGTCGTTTTGGGAAGAAAGACGGTGGAGACACCACCATTCAAACCGCCCATTCTGTGTTGTGTGCAAGGGATAAACGGATAACCGAGGCTTTCCAGAAAGACCAAGAGGAGCGGATTCAAAGGAAAGACAAGGGCATCGAAGAGGCACAGGAAAGAATGGCGAAAGCAGTGAAAGATAAAGATGACAGAAAGGTACGAGACGCATATCACGAAATGCAGTCTCTGATAAATAGTTAAATCACGAGGTGATAGTTAATGTTTTTTCGACCACTTGACCCAAATTTACCAACTGTTGACATAACGCTTGCAGCCAGCCAGGCTATTAAAAAGGGCATGGTTTTAGACCATAGCGCAGGTGTATGGTCAGAAGCCGATAGTGGAGATATTCCAGGTGCAGTTGCTGCCGAAGATTGTACTACCGTTTCCGGTGAAACCACCACCACCATTCGGGCGTGGCTTTTAAACTGCGACCAAGTTTGGATTGCAAGTACCAAAGAAACCGCTGCTACTCAAGCCAATAACTATGGTGCGGTTGGAGATTTTGATAATACCAATAATGTTCATAGGTTTGATTATAGTGCAACCACTGATAAATGTATGAGATGTTTGGATAAAACACCTGGTAGCGCATGGGTTGAAACGGGTGTTACTGAAATTTATGTTCGGTTCCTTCGTAGCCAGTGTGGCATGAATTCAACAACTCAGGCTTAAATTCAGCACTAAAAGAATAGTTAAAGAGGTGAACCCTTAAATGGTTATGGTATCTGGCGAGTTCCCTGAGTTATTATCAGTCAGGGACACTTACAATCAAATAAAAATGGGCTGGGTTGACAACGACCCCCCAAGTATGTATGGCAAACTATTTAACGAAAATTCCAAGGAGCTTTGGGAAACTAAAGACTTTGGGTTAATTGGTTTGGGAGAATATAAACCGTGGTCAGCAGAGGCAGACACCATCACTCCTGATGATGCCGATACTGAATATACCTGGACGTATACAATGGCGTATTACGCCTTGCAGTTTGCTGTAACTAAGAAAATGCAGGACTTCAACCAATGGGATTTTGTGGCAAAATGTGCAAAATCGCTTGGTCGGGCTGCACGTCAAACCATTGAAACTCAGGCTTTTAATGTACTTAACCGTGCTTTTAGTAGCTCTTATCTGGGTGGCGACGGTAAGGAACTGTGTGCTACCGACCATGATAGCGCATATGACGGCACTGATATAGCCAATGAACCATCTACCGCTACCGATTTTACCCCCGATGCTTTATACGCTGCAATCAACTATTTTGATACCCTGGAAGATGAACGAGGTCATACCATCTCCTTAACTCCACGCATGATTGTTGCTCATCCGAATAATAGAAAGACCATTGCCGAGGTATTGAATAGTACCCTTGCCCCGTATACTGCTGAAAATCAAAAGAACTTTTTCACTGATTTAAGTCTTGAAGCTATCTTCTCCAGTAAATTAACCGATACCGATGCATGGTTTGTGTTGACCAAGAAAGACCAGAATGGATTAAACCTTTTCTGGAAATACAAACCACAGATTGACCACTATATAGATGACCAAACAAAGAACATTGTCTATCAGGGTCATTTTTGTAGAGCGATTGGCTGGACAGGGTTTCGTTGGATATATGGCTCTCCAGGGGCTTAACTTGACATGGTAAGGTAATTGTGATAAAGTTTAGCTGGAATAGGGTCGCTCCCGAAAAGTGGTAACCTCTCACCACCTGTCCAGCTATAACTATGAGGGAGATAAGGAGGAATCTCAATTGGTAAAATTTATTTGTAAACGCTGTGGTGAAGTAGAGATACTGAAACGTAAAAGGAAAAAAGGCAAGTTTTGTTCTCTTGAATGTTATCAAAAGTACCGTAGTGAAAATCAGCAAAACTTTAATTTTGTTTGTAAAAATTGTGGAAAAAATTTTATTGATTATGGACACTCAGATAGAGAATTTTGTTCAAGAAGGTGCAATTCAGAATATCAAAAGAAAAGTTTTAGGCGAGAAATAACTTATGATATTGACCCAGAATCGGGTTGTTGGGTTTGCACTTCTCACGCTGGTATTCACGAAAAAGATTATCCAAGAATAACCATTGAAGGAAAACATGTTCTTCTTCACCGCTATATGTATGAACAAAAATATGGAAAAATTCCCGATGGAATGGATGCTTGTCACGAGTGCGATAACCCAAGGTGTATCAACCCTGACCACATATTTCTTGGGAAACACAAAGACAATATGGAAGACAGAAATAATAAGGGTAGGTCTAATTCACTAAAGGGTTCTGCTGTTTTGAACTCCAAACTTACCGATGATGACGTAAGGTATATTCGACAACACAAAGAAATTTCTGCTCGTGTTATTGCTAAACAGTTTAAGGTATGTAAAACAACCATTGATAATGTTCGTCAAAAACTTACCTACAAAAACGTAATCTAATTCTTCTTTTTTAATCTTTCCCCCTCTCTTGACGGGTGTTACCCGGAAAGCTAACACCCGTCTTTTATTTCTACTACAAAGGAGATACGCTTATGTCTGCTGTTATGAATTGTACAAGGGTTACTTCTTCAACCCAAATCGCAACCAAACCCTGCATTTACTATGGGTTAAAAGCACCAATTAAAGCAAGTGGAAAAATAGATGTTTATAACGAAGGCGATGATTCTGCAACCGCTGCAAAACACGTTGTTCCCCAGTATGACAATGGGACGGTTGCGGTTGACGACATAATTCCCAACGGTATTCGGTGTGGAAATGGATTGTATGTCAAACTTGCTACCGCTGACGAAGCTTATGTTTATTGGAATTAAGGATGGTACAAAGAATGAAAAAACAAAATTTTATTGGTGTAAGTGGGCATATTGTTATTACCAACGCATTAACAGGTGAAATAGTTTATGAAGGATATAATCATGTTACCGATGTTGGGTTAGGGTGGATTGCCGACCAATGCAGTGATGCCGGTGAGGCTGCTATTTCCCACGTTGCGGTAGGAACTGGTGTTTTAAATAATGATGGGACAGATACCGCCTTAGCCACAGAATTGGCACGAGTTGCTATAACCAGCAATACCCAAACAACTACCTCGTTTACCGTGGCAGCACAGTTCCCGGCTGGAACTGGGACAGGAACACTAACTGAAGTTGGAATATTTAACGATGCTTCTGCTGGTACTTTAATTGCCGCAAAAGTTATTAATATTGGGAAAGAGGCTACGGATGCTTATAACATATACTGGACAATTACTTTTACCCGTGCGGTGTAATGGGGTGATGCGGTATGGCTGCTAATTTTCCAACATCTGACCCTTCTTTTACAAAAAAAGACTATGTTAATAGAGAAACACCATTAGTTGCTGATTATAACCAAGCATTAGAAGAAATTGAGGCAATTGGTTCGTGGTTGTTAGACGATTATGTTCCAAAATCAACCACTGCTGACCTCACTTTTTATGTCAACCCCTCAACCGGTAGTAATGAAAATGACGGTTCAAGCGGCTCACCTTTTAAAACTATCGCCAAAGCAATTAGCCTTATCCCTCAAATCGTCAACCATGACGTAAAGATTTACCTTGCCGATGGAAATTATTCTGAGGGGATAACTTTAACGGGGTATGTGGGGAGTGGGAGCATAAACATAGTTGGGAATGTGACAACCCCGACCAATGTGGTTTTGTCGGGGAGAATCATAATCAAGGGCGTGGCTCATCAAGTATTCATCAGAGGGATGAAAACCACATATACAGGAAATAATTCTGTTGAAGTCGCAGCGTGCCCATACACACAGTTTAATTATATTGTTGCTGAAGCCTCGGAGGCCACTTATTCAGGGATTTATTTTGCCTACTCTTTTGCTTATGTTATAAATTCTACTTTTTCAAACAAAAAATACGGCATTACAAGTAGAAATTCTTTGGTTTGTTCAGAAGCGAACAGCGGGACAGGCAATACTAACGGCATTGCTGCTATGTATGGGGGCACGTTGGGGAAAAATGGTTCTCAACCTTCTGGAACAACGGCAGAATTTATTCATGCTGGTGGTGAAATCCGATGACAG